CTGCCATCCGTTGGCGCGCCGACTGTTGGCGCATAGGCAGCGGACCAAGCACCGTCCGCGGCGCCGACCGCTGGACCGCTCGGCTTGCCGTCGAATTCGTAGATCAAGAAGAGCCGCATCCCGCACGCCTGGAACAAGCGCGCCTCAGCCGGCTTGATGACCTTATCGCCGGACGGGTTGCGGCGGTTGAGATATCGGCCGATCGAGACGATGCCTTGCGCCTTTAGCTGCGCAAGCTTCGCGGCCGTCAGTGGAACGTCAGTGTCGATGATCGTGATGCTCATGTACCGGCTCCAAGGAAAAAATGAAAAAGCGCGATCACCGCTGCGGCGACCATTCCGCCGATCGCGACGCCAGCGCCGATTGCGAAGCGCACAAGGCGACGTCGCCACCACGCCATCACGTCTCGATCGAGCTCGACGATCGGCGGGATGACAAAACCCACGTCACCCCATACCGCATCAGGCGGGACCTCTGGATTGAAGATGCGCGGGCTACGGCGATGCCGCACGAACATTGATCGTGCCGCCGCGCGGGTTCACGACTATGGCGCCGGCGAGCGACGCGCGATGGATACGCGTCAGGTGGTGTCCGCTGTTGGCGTCGTAGAGGATAGCAGTGCCGTCGAGGTTCACGCTCTCGATGACCGCAACGTGATGATGACCGTAGACGGCCGCCATGCCCGGCGCCGGCGAAGCACGCGGAAACTTGAGCCAGTTCGCGGCGAGGAACAGTTCGCGCACGGGCTTGCCGAAGATCCGGAGTGAGGCACCGCAACCGCAGAATTCAGTGTGTGGACAGCCTGCCGGATGGCTGACGATCTGGCCAATATCGCCGACGACGCGGCCGACAAACCTTGCGACTTGGCGGACCGGCTCCTGCACGCTCGCGAACTCGCGAACTCGCGGTGGGCGTGAAGCCGATCGGCGCGGTTGCGCCTCCTGATAGCCATAGACCGGCATTGCGGCCGGCCCCGCGTAGTACGAGCGATGATCCTTATGCGAGAGCATGTAGGCGAGCCCGATGCCGAGCCCTTGCACCATCGGATGGACCGGATGGCGTTGCGTGCGTGCAGCTGCCGGCAAAGACAGCGTGGCGACAAGACAAAAAATCAGCGTGGCGAGAACAGCTCGCATCACGTTCACCTCTTGGTTGTTGGCGATGTACGCCCTCAGCCCTTCACGGGCGGAAGTCAGGAGTCGCGGCTACGCCGCGCCAAGATCAACGTCGATTTCGACAGCGAGAGTGAAGCCGTTCCCGTAGTCGTCTTCGGTGGCGACGGTGCCCGTCACCAGACCGAAGTCCATTGATGTTGCGACCAGCAGCGCCTCGGCGACCGGGTGATCGCTCGCGGCACCGCTCGGAATATAGGTGTACGCCGTACACGCACTGAGCTCCTGGAGTCCGGCGCCGAAGACGTTGAAGCTCTGCAATTTGATAAATAGCTCGACGCCGACGAACTGCGCCGGTAGGTCGTACTTGAACACGGTCGAGTCGAGACGCGCGAACGGTGCGCCGCTCGAATGGCTGGCGGCGGTTGTGCCGTACAGCCCGCGGTAGATTGTTGTCAGAGAATAATGGTTCGCCGTCGTGAGCGTAGCGGTCTCGAACGATATGAGCTCGCTATCCACGATGCAGAGCGTGTTGGCGAGTTGCGCATCGAGAGCGGTGCCGCTTGTCAGCGTGCCGCCACTCTCCGTGAGGTTCACAGCGAGCGTGTCAGTCGTGTCCGGGTTCGTGCCGCTGAACGACGGGAAACTTGCGGTGGTTAAGCCTTGGCGTGTGGCGCCGACCATCGACCCCACTTGGGTATAGGTGCTGCCGTCAACCGACAGCCAGACGTTGGCTCCTCCCCAATTCGGATCGGCGACGCCGCCGCTGCCGCCCGATGCGGCAATCCACACTTGCGGCGAACCGCCCACGAGCGCGGACGGCGGCTCGAAGATGATCGGCGTGTTGACCGGATCGGGCACCACGCTCCGGTTCAACGGATTGTTCGTGACCGTTTGTGTCGGATAAAGCGTGGCGGTCGCCGCACCCAAAGGAAATTCCTCGGCCGTCACGCTCAAGAAGCCGCTCTCATCCTCCTCGATTTCGGTAAGGCGGATCGGCGCGTTCGCCAAGCCGAGGATCGTGTCGCTGACCGTGACCAGGTCCATCGGGTCGAGAAGGCAATACTCCCACGACAGCCGAAACTTGTACGTGTTGCGGATGTAGACCGCGCGCTGCAGGATCAATTGCCCGGCGACTGCCGCGACATTCTCATCGCAGATTTCGTGCGCCGTGACGGTCGGCGCGATCCTCATTCCGTAGAGCTCGATCGCGTTTTGATCGCGTGCTTCTATCGGCGTCAAATTGTACGCGTTATCGCGCTCCGCAACTTCGAGCCGCCAGACGTTATAGGCCTCGTAGGGATCGCTGCGCGACACCTGCAGCGGATCTTCGTTGGCCTCCGCCTTGTAGTCGTCATCGCCAAGATTGTAGATCGGCGTGACGTTCGGATTGAACGTGATGCCGTTCCCGGTCACCGCCGCATCGCCATACGGAATGAACCGCAACAGGCCACCCGACCACACCGCGGCAGTGTTCGTCAATTGCAGCCATCGCGCCAAGATGCTTGACGCTTGCTCCTGGTCGATAAGCGCCGGCGAGAGCGATAGCCCCACGGCCCGACAATAAGTCTGATAGGAAGCGTCGTTGCCGCCACCTTGCGTGAACAGCGACGTGGCGTCGATCGAGCCGCCCGGAAAGCCGACGCCGAACTGCGCATTGGTCAGGAAGTCGTTTGTGCACAGCGACGGATCGGCGTCGTAGAACCCTGTCGCCGGCGCCGGGCCAGACACAAGCGCCTGATCCGAAGAATACGCGATCTGTCCGTAGCCAGTGCCGTACTGGAGGCCCTGAATCTCAAAGTTGTGGTTGTCGAGTGTCGCGCTATCGCCAAGGCTGTAGTCGGGCGCGCACACATAGGCCGTGCCCTGATAAGCGAGCGCCTGCGATGGATACGCCGATGCGATGTAGCTCCATGTCGTCTGCGGCGTGGTGCCCGTGAACAGCGACAGCCCGAGCTCGGCGAGCGTGTAAGTGGACTGATTTTTCCAGACGTAATTGATGCCGATGATCGGCCCCTCGCAAAGCGCGAGGATCACGGCTGCGGTGTACGTGTAGCCGGTTATGCCGCCGCCACCACCACCGCCGCCGCCTTTGCCGCCGCTACTGCCGTATTTCCCGCCGCCGCCGTACTGCGCGATGGTCTGGAAGTTGTTGTACCAGATCACATTCGGGGCGATCTTCGACATGCCCCACACGATCGGAATCGGCAGCGCGCTTACCGCCGTCTGAATTTGAAGACCGGTATAGTCGGGCGCAACAGCCGACGAATTACCGCCTCCGCCAAAGAGACTGCGTAGGCCGCTCATTTTTTCACAGCCCAATACGAGAAGAACCGCGGCGCGCGCTTAGGCTCCATCAGCGCACCGTTCGTTGCGACAACCTCCTCGAGCACGCGGCGCGCCGGATGATAGGCGTGGACGATCGTGAGCGGGTTCGGCACCGAGACGATGCCGCCATGTGCATAAGTGCGGCCGTACTTGAAGACCATGACGTCGCCGGGCTGCGCGGCCGTTACCTCAGACGCGCGATCAAAGACGAAGCCGAGATAGCGTTCATCGTCCCGGTGTATGTGCCAGTCGATCGCATAGGGCCGCGGATCGAACGGCGGGCATAGGCCGGTGTCGCAAAAGACCCTGACTAGCAACATGCCGCAGTCCACGCCGGCGCCCTTTACATCGGCACAGTTGTGGTACGGCGTGCCGAGCCAGGTACGCGCCTCCGCGACGATGGCCGCGCGTTGTTCAGCCTCCGATACCATCGCGCTTTGCTTCGGCCCGTTTGGCGAGCAACATGCCCGCGAGTTGACTGGTCTTTTCCTCAGCCGCCGTGGCGATCGCGGGATGGCCGAGTTGCGCAGCCATCTTGCGCGACTGGTCGTTGAAGTAGCCGATGAACTCGGCCGCGGTGGCATCGTCCGTGGCAACCACGAATTGCTTGGCGAGCGCCAGCACCAAAGCGGTCAGCGTGACGCTGTGTGCATTGGTGTCGACGATCTCGCGCTGATGATCATTGGCGCGCTTGATAGGCTCGGCCCGCGGCTTGCTCGATACCGGACGGCCGCGCGTGTCGATAAGGCGATGTACGGTCATGCGCTTTTCTCAAATCGCCATCTGCGGCGGCGGCACATAAGGAAAGCCCCGGAAATTGCCGAGGTTGTTAAACTTCGAGTTGCAGGTTCCCGGCGTGTGATCGCAGCCGAAGTAGACCGTGAAGCCGTCGCCAGTCGCCGGTGTGCTCTGCAGCGGATAGCCCAGCGCCATAGAGACGCCGGCGACCACGCTCATCACGTTGGCGGTGACCCCCGCGTTCACCCCCGACGTGAAGGTGATCGACCCCTGCTGATAGTTTGCGCTCGCACCCGACCACTCGATGACGCCGGCAGTGGATCCGGCAGCGCACGTGCCGTTGGTGCCGAACGCGTTTTTGACCAGCGTGCACCCGGAGTCGTAGAGCGTGTGGAGGCACGTCGGCTGATAGACATCGCGCGGCATGTCGATGTCGAGGAGCACAAGGTCAGAGTTGACCGTGAGCTTCGCCGACGTTCGGCCGATCTGGTCGACGTTGCCGAGGCGCCCCTTGAACAGCGTCACGGCACCGATCGCGGTGCCACCGATCCTGTCGGAAAAGAATATCCGGTAGCGTTCGATCTCGCAGCCGTCGAAGGAGCCGTCACGCAACGCCTGCAGGAACGGTGCGCCGCCCGATATCGTGTCAGTGGAACGGGCAGCGACCGTGATCTGCTGTTGATCGACTTCGAGCCCGACCGCGGCCTT